TCTGACCACCCTTTGTCGCGCCGATACAATAGTCGGAAAGATTAACGAACAGACCAAGGAGTTCCTTTATATTGTTGTCCTTGTCCGTTCTGTGTCTGTCCTCGAACTGCTCAACGGTATAAATATTGCCGACATTGAGAGCCGCCGCGAGATCAGCCTTGCTGTCATAGATGCGTCTGCCGTTGAGGTCTCTTGCAAGCAGCATGACGTTCAGCAGGTGCGGCGTGCAGTAGAAGTCCAGATTGCCGCTGCCCTTGTACTGCTCGCGCGCATGCAGTGAAGCGCTGATGACCGCCTCCGCCTGAATATAGTTGTCGCCGAAATTAGCGCTGGTATTGGTGCCCTGAAGCTCCTTCTTCGCAGCCGCGATGTCGATATCAGCATGGATAGTGTACAGGTCGTCGTCGTTCCAGATGGAGCGGATATGGGTCTCTTCGATCTTTGCCTCATCACCCTCTGCACGGCCGTCGCCGATCATAATTGCGGTTGCGATCTCCTCGTTGAGTATCAGCTTCATGGTGTTGTACTGGTACTGTACCACATCGAAGTCGGTTATATCAACGATATCGTCGCGCTTAAGTGCGTCCTTGCAGTATATCGTCTGCGGATCGGTGGTGCGCTTGAGCAGCTTTATGTTGCCGGTATCGGCTTTCTTCTTGCCCTTTACATATCCTCTGCCGCGAAGGTTATCCTGACGAAGATCGGCAAAGCGTGTTCTGATGCGGGAAATAGGCGACTTGTCGCAGCCCTGCATTACTGCATTCACCCAGCCCTGATCACGGGTGATCATCTCAGGTGCGCCGGGTCTTACGTCCTTATAGTCGGGGAACAGCTCTTCAACGCTGTCAAAGCCGTGTGCAAGGTGGTCGTTGTTCTCAGCGTAGATGCTGATAGCGTCCTGAAGCGAGCCGACAGAGTTGCTCTTCGCGATATTCAGGATATTTTCCTCATCGGAATGGCTGAGCCAGTTCTGATCGTCTCTGCGGTCGCTCTCAAAAATATTGTGCTTCACTTTCTTGTCCTCCTTTTCCTCGCTGTCTGAGGTGTCCGTATCGTCTGCCCCGCCGTTATCCTTTATCGCCTGTGCAATGACAGCGTAAACTGCGGTCTTCTGCTTTTCGGTGAGTGTTTCCCACACATCGCCGACAGTCTCTCCCTCTTCCTTTTCCTTTTCCTGCTTCTTGGTGTCCTCTGCCATTTTCTTGTCCTCCCAGTCGTTCTTAGCTTTTTCACCAGTATTATTGCTTTTGCGAAGCTCCCCGCCGTCAAGCGTATCGGTGTGCGAAAGCTCCAGCTCCTCTCCGGTGTAGATGACCGCGCATTCGCCGCTGTCATCATCACCGTGTCTTATAACTTCCTCTATGTAAGCCCCGGGGTTTGCTCCCGCAAGCACAAGGCTCACCTCACGGATATCGCCGTGCATTACGAATCCACTGTTTTTCTTCAGATGGTTCGCATAGATGGACAGTGCCTCGATATCCCCGTGCTGAACGAGATTTCTCGCGAGCTGTCCGCGCTCAGTGTCGTTGAATTTGCCGTAGATATAAACGCCCTCTTCGCGGTTCTCAAGCCTGCCGTGACCGAGAACGTTGTCCGGGTCGTTGTGCGAATGATTCCATACGATGGGCACGGTCTGTCCGTCGTTGTGCTTGAACGCGTCGCGCATTATAGTGAGACCGTCGGCACAGCGGACGTTGTTTCGCGTAGCCCACCCGCAGAAGTCATAGATTTCCTCTGCCATTTTGAATTTCCTCCTTTACTTCATCCGGTATTTCGATTTTTTCTCCGGAAGATTCGCCGCCGTTGTCGCCGTCTCCTGTCGGCTGAGCGATGTTGCTGTTCACAAGCTGATTTGCCTTCGGGTCGTCCGACGGCTTCATGCCAATGACCTGACGTATCTCGTTCGAGGTCATTATCTCGTTTCTCGTGAACTTGTCCGCTATCTCGGCGACGTTGTTCACAGGCACCAGCCTGAACGGATCCCTGAACCACTTTATCGACTGCCCCTGAGACCGTGCGGTCTTTGTGAGGAACTTCCTGTTCATTTCGTCCGAAATCGCGGCGGTTATGGGTTCGATGGTGCGGTTGTTGTAATTCAGCATGGTTTTCTCGTCCGCGGTGTCGTCCAATATCGCCTGAGTGATGCCTAACTGGCTGTAAAGCATGCTCGTCAGGTATTCTATCTGCTTCATCAGATTGTTTTCAACGGAACGGTTGAGCTGAGTTATATGCTCCGTGCCATCTGTATAGGCTATGCCGTACTTGGAGCCTGCAAGCTGCTGCTCCAGTTCCTTTCTGCGCTCTTCAGCCTGCTTTTTCCTCGCTTCTGACTTGATGACATACGGAAGCTGGATTATAAGGTCAAGCTTTCCGCTGGAAGCAGCCTCGTCCACTCCGTCAAGGAGCGTCAGCTTCCGAAGAAGCCTCTGGAGCGTTGAATTCGGCTCGTTCATGACCGCATAGAACGGGTTTTCTATGACAGCCACTGCACTTTTCGGCATGACCACGTTTTCTCTGTTCCCGGTCAGTTCGTTGTAAAGTTCCACACGGACGTGCTTCGGATACCAGTCGATGACTCGCCCCGTTCTGATCGAAAGAATGTCATACGATGAGCCAAGCCACGGGTCGCCGACAGTTTCCACCGGGACTATCGCAACGTGCCCTTCGTCCAGCATGGACATAACAACGTCCTGCATGAACGCCCGTCCGGTCTGGTCAGTGTTCGCCTCCAGCGTCAGGCAGGTGTTCAGCCCGCTTGAAATATCCGAAAGGTACTTTCCCTCCTTGTCAAGCCGCACATGACGTATGTCCACCGAAGCAACGTCTAGTGCTATCCGGTTGTATACCGCGCTCACTATTGAACGTTCATTCCCCCGGCTGAACCGCGGTCTGTCCGGGCGTATATAATACCCCGTGCCGAGGTTGTAGTTATCCCGTGTGGGATCCTTGTTGCGGAATACGTTCCACGCATTCTTGACGCGCGTTATCAGATTGTTTTCCATTTTGACCTCCCATCAGTCAAAAGCGTCCCTGTTCCGTTTGAACGCCACATAAGCGTCCATCATAGCCGAAACCGGGTCTATCTTAGCCTCGTGCCGTTTTTTAAACAGCTTTCTGTTGCCGTTTGTATCCTCAATAGTGATACAGTTTCCCATAGCGTAGGTCATGATGTCCTCGTCAAACAAAAGCATACGCTCCTCAGACAGCTTTTTAAGCTCCCCAAGCGGCACGCTCTCCGTCTTTGCGCCCTGTATGACCTTTTCCACGCCGAACGGTCCGTTCTCAGCCGTCCACCGTTCCACGAATTCCTTTGCGTTATACGGGTCGAAGCCGAAAGCACGAACGTCATACCCGCAGGACATAATGTGCTTGTCAAGGTCGTCGTAAACGTCCTCCAGGTCAAGCACCACGCCCTCGCTGACAATAAGGCTCCCCTCGTTCATAAAAGTTTCGTATTTTGCACGCATAGCACTAGGAAGCTTCATAAGCGTCCGCGACGAAATATAGTTCCGCGTCTTTACCCCGAAGCACCCATCATTCAGCGGGAACAGGAACGTGAACGAACAGAAGTCATCACCCTGGGAAAGGTCGCCGCCAAGCGCGCAGGGCATCTGCCAGAAATCCCGTTTCCGGTGCGGAAGAGTTTCCTCATAGGTGAAGAAGTAAGTGTATCCCTCCATGGCAAGCCCGAAGCGCTTCGCAAGAATATCATTCCTCGCCGCTGGGGATTTCTCCGCCCTCTCGACCTCAAGCTGATAGGTTTCGTAGGTCACCGTCTTTCCGAGATTGGGATTTGCCTTTATCCACATCTCCGGGTCGCCCACCTCGTCCACGCTGTCCAGCTTGTACCAGAAGATCGAAACGTGAGGGTTGATATATTCGCCGTTCAGGATACTCATAAGCTCCATTTTGATGGAATCACCCACGCCGTTCCTCACTGTGCCTTCAGAGGATATGGCAATGATGAGATAGTCGTCGTTCTTTGAAGCGCCCTGCTCCAGAGCGCCGATAACGTCCTCCCTCACATCTCCCGACAGCCACTCGTCCACCGTATTTATGCGACTGTTAAGCCCCTGAAGCTTGTCTATGCTCATGGGGCGTATTTCAAGCAGCGACCCGGTGAGGAAGTTCTCTATGCCCTTTTTTGTGGAGGCGAGTTTCACTCTTTCCATGGCAGACCCGGCGGTGTTCCGTATCGAACCCTCGGTAAGGAACTTGAACAGCGGACCTCTCGCCCGCGCGATAGCCGTCTTTATCGGTGACAACACCTCCTCCGCCTGCTTCATAGTCGGCGCAGTCGTGACCTGATGTGTCGTTGCCGGGTCGATGTTCAGAAAATAGTTCTGTATCGTCGAAACGTACATGGATTTTGCCCCGCCTCTTGCCACGATAAGGTATTGCTTATTTGTCAGCCGCTTCTTTATCTTCTTTGTGACATATCTTCCACCATGTCCGTCCTTATAAGGCTTGTAAACGCTCCTCTCCACGAAGTAGTACCACCCGAATACCTGCTCGCCCCACAGCTTGAAGCTGTCCAGCAGGTGCATCTCCGAGCCGTCCGTAAGCGTAAGCTCATTCTCGCAGAATTTTATCCACCCCTCGACCGCCATATCATCGTAATACACGCCGGGGTTGGCGATAAGGTCGTCGATACGGTTCATCTCCATGCCGATCTCCCGGTTTATGGGGATATCCCCGTGAAGCACTGCATTCCTGAATTCGGCGTAATACCGCGGAACGGCAGTATTCGAAAGCAAGTTACCACCCCCTTTGAAAAAATATCCTCCTCGGATTGACATTTACGCCATTTTATGCTATAATACAGTAAGAAAGAGCAAATATCAGTCATGTGAGGATAAGATAATGAAAGACAAAACATCGCCCAAAAAGAAACTGCCGCTTGCGGCAAAAATAATTACTGGCGCAGGAATAGTTCTAGGCGCAGCCGCCTTGTTCGCCACAAAATTTATTTTCTCAGTTAATACGAAGCCCGGTTCTGATGACGACAAAGCTAATGAACCCAGCATTGACCCGGACACGTATGATCATTTTGAGGAAACTGAGCTAGAAGATGAGGTTGAATATACACCGCGCACACAAAAAGAGTATAGAGGATATATCCCATCAGGATGCAACGCTTGCGGCGGTCCATACCCTTTGTGCAAAATGGGCTGTTCTTTATATGATGAATGAGGTAAGTAATCAACGAGAAAACTCTTTGCATATTTTTCACCGACCCAAAAGAGAAAAGCCATTGTAAGTGGACTTTTCTCCAAAAAGTTTCATGATCTCCTATTTGCAATATCAATAACAACATAAGCCGTAGTACAAACGACTGCGCCAACAGCAACGCCTATCGCGCATGCAATCGTCATTTGCTTGCAATGATGATACATCTCTTGCATACCTTCCCAGTACGCATTTTTCCATATAACATCGTAAGCCTTGGGGTTTGCATTCTTGAAAGCGTTTATAGCTTTTCTCGTTTCGTGCCAATGTGTGTTCATAATAGAAAACACTCCTTTCGTTTCTTTTCATTAAAGGAGTTGTAAATTTCGCGTGCGCAGCTTACGCAAAAATATGATTAAAAATAATAAAAGCACAGCTCTTTATTTCACGGGGATATCCCCAGTTTGACGATTGAAAGGATGTATCACGATGAAAGATGCAGAAACCCACCCGGAACTTAAAGATTACACCAGCGACCCGGCAGA